TGGCAGATCGAGCAAATGAGCAACTACTTTGAATCGTTCTCCGGTGCGCCGTTGCCAGGCCCTTTGGCCCCAAAGCCGTCCACCGACGAGAGCCCGGCGGCTACCACATCCCAAGCTGCCTGATCGCGTTCTCGGTCTCGCGGCTGCCTCGATGCCTGCGGTCGCCTGGGGTGCCCATCCTGGAGGGGCTTGTCGCCTCGGATGATCTGCCTGTCTGCTGTGCGGCCGTGGCCCGGTTCTACGGCGAACCGCTGCGCTGGGCGTTGGGCCTGCCGCTGCCCCAACTCGCCCTCTGGCAACGCCTTGTGCCCGCGGTGCGCGCTTACGATCCCCTCGCCTCGGCCGTTTGGCTGTGCAAACCCCCTAAACGGCCGGAAGGAGTGACGTATGTCGGGTAGTACCCAGGTCAGCGGCATCTCCGTCCCGATCTTTGCCGTCGACCACGCAACGGCAGTCATCAACCGCGTCAACAAGAGCATTGCCGGGTTGGGGTCGCAAACGAGCCGCTGGAGCCAGGCCAGCTCTCGCGCGGGCGGTGGCGCTTTCGGCCTCAACCGGCTGTCGGAAGGCATGGAGAGCCTCGGGGTTAGAACCCGCGACACATTCCGCGCGCTGGAGAAGATCGCCCCGGCGATCGGGCTGATCACCGGCGCGACCACGCTGGGCGGCATGCTCGCCCTGGAGCTGCGGTTCGCCAACCTCGGCCAGCATGTGGCCAATCTGGGCCAACGGCTGGGCATTCCCGTCGACCGGCTGACGGCGCTGCAAGGTGCGGCACGGCTGGGCGGGCTTGGTGCCGAGGATATGAGCGCTGGCCTGGCGTCCCTTGATGAATCGCTGCGCGGCGCGACATTCCGAGGCGATGGCCAGAAAATCCAGGCCTTCAACGCGATCGGCGTCAGCTTCGGCGAGATGGGCAAGCAGGCGCGCACGGCCGACGATGCCATCCGTGATGTGGCCAACGGCATCAAGTGGCTGAATGACACGCGAGGCCGCGGCGCGGCCTTACGCGAAGCGCAGAATCTTGGCCTGGAGGGACTGTTTCCGCTTCTTGTCAAAGGCGCCGCCGGCATCGATGCGTTGGAGGCGAAAACCAAGCGCCTCGGCGGGGTGATGACGCCGGGGATGATTGAGCGGGCGAAAGCGCTGCGCGAGGGCTTCGAGAGTGTGGCGATCGCCGCCGGGGGATTTGCCAACAAACTTGCCGATGCGGTGTCGCCACAGTTCACCCGCATGAGCGAGGGGTTCGCAACCTGGATCTCATCGATTGCGCCTGGGGTTTCCGACTGGGTCGGCCGCTTGGCGACACGGTTCGGGTCTTGGGTAACCAGCCCGGCGTTCCAAGAGAATGTCTGGAGGCCTTTGAATGCCGGCATCGAACGTTTTGCCTGTTGGGTCGCTAACCTGACCGAGAAAGACTTCTCGGACTTTGGGAGACATCTGACGGACATAGCGGATGACGTCGGCAGAGCCGCAAGTGCGGCTATCACCTTCGGCGACACCTTATCCCACTGGCAACTGTCTCCGAAGCTGCAGCAAACCCTGGACGAGCTGAAAGTCATCTTCCACGACATTCCCTATCACGCGGGCAAGAAGTTCCGCGAATTTTTCGGACTGCCGTCCGACTTCGAGGATCCGAACACGCCCGAGCCGCCGTCTGGCACCGATCGTCTGCTCCGCTACCAATCGCCGTCGCCCTACCCGAGCCAGGCGTACCCGCAGCCGGGAACCGGAAGCCCGATCACCGTCCCGGGCGCAGGAAGCGCGGCCGGCAGCGTGATGCAGCAGGTGCATGACTTCTTTGCCGCCAAAGGCGTGCCCGAGGCGCACATCGCTGGGATTCTTGCGAATGTCGCAGCGGAAAGCACTTTCGATCCGGTGAAGCTGGGCGACTTTGACAAAAGCACCGGCCAATACACCTCCTACGGACTGTTCCAGGAACACGGTCCCCGAATGGACGCCTTGCGGACTCGTTATGGGAACACGCCCTCAGTCGCTGACCAGCTTGCTTTCGCATGGAGCGAGCCGGAAATGCGGCGGGCTCTAGGTCAGATGCAGATGACTGGAGCCTCGCCAGGCGCGATCTTTTCGCGTGACTTTGAGGGTCCGCAAGGAGGCACGGGCGAAGACATCCGGCGCGGTCAAGCGTCGGGGCAGTTCGAGGGTGCCGTGCATGTCAGCCTCGAAGTCACCGCCCCGACCGGTAGCCAAGTCGTCGCGAATACCAGGGCGAACGGGGCGGTTCAGATGAGCACCCCGCCGCGCGTGGTCGTGGGCATGCCATCGGCTGGGTTTCAGCCGACACCGATGTTCACGCACTGAGCGCCTGAATGTCGGGACTTCTCTCCACCTTTCAGAGCTTGCTTCAGCAAGCCTATTGGCGCGGCGTGCCGTTCCTGGTCGATGCCTCGGAGACCACCAAAGGACGGAAACTGGCGGTCCACGAATATCCATTCCGCGACGGCGGCTGGATGGAGGATATGGGCCGCAAACAGCGCGAGTTCCGCATGACGGGGCATCTCGTTGGCGACTTCGCGCCGGTCATGCAACTGCTGCTCGATACGGCGATAGAGCTGCCCGGTCCCGGCCTGCTGATCCATCCGACGCTGGGCGCCATGAAGGTTGCCCTGATCTCCGCGTCCACGGTGTCACGGGCCGACAAGATGCGGGTGATCAGCATCGAGTTCGTCTTCCGCGAACAGGGCGAGAGCCTGTTCCCGTCGATCATCACCAAGACATTGTCCTCGGTGATCGGCACGGTGTCTGACGCGCTGCTCAAGTTCGGCTCCGAGATCGCCATAGGCCTCGCCGTGGTTGTCGTTGCCTCGGGGCTAATCGCGCGGCTGGCGGGCACCGGCGTCACTCAGTCCTTTGCCACGGCCTCCAACACGGCCGCCACCGATCCGGCCGCTCTCGTGGGGATGGCGACCGGTCTGCCGCCACCGGACGATTCCACCAGCTATGGCCGCTATGCCAACGGAAGCGCCTATACCGCGCTGCCGCCCGGCACGACCGTTGCCAGCCTGCAAGGCCAGATGGCGGTCCAGCGCGTCGCGGTTGCTGCCGCTGCTGCTGCGGCCTCCGCGGCTGCCGCCGCCTTCAGCGCGACCACGGCGCAGACGCTGGTGAACGCGATCGCCGGCTTGATCGAGGCTCTGCGGGCGATGATGAGCAATCCAGCGGACCAGATCCGGGTTCTGCTCGGCCTGGCGACCTTCACTGACACCAAAACCTACGGCGCCACCGGCCTGTCTGCGAACGCCGGGATTGTCGCCGCAACGATCGCCGCCACATGCCGGCGCTGCGCGCTGACGAGCCTAGCACTTGCCTCGGCGGCTTATCAGCCGTCGTCCTTTCAGGATGCCGTCGCGGTGCGCGACCAGATCGCCGCGGCACTGGATGTGGAGATCACGGCCGCCGGCGACGCGGGCGATGACCAGTCCTATATCGCGTTGAAGAACGTCCGCGCCGCGGTGATCCAGGACCTCACCACGCGAGCGGCGGCCCTGCCGCTGGTGATGACGATCACCCTGCCGAGCAACATGCCCTCGCTGGTGGTCGCTTACCGGCTCTACCGAGACGCCAGCCGGTCCGATGAGATCGCCGCCGAGACCAACGTGATCCATCCGGCGTTCCTGCCGACCACCATGCAGGTGCTCGCATCATGAGCCCGACCGCAGCCGCGAACTCGCCCACGACTTACACGACCGACAGCGGTGGTGACGTGTCGATCCTCATCAACGACACCACGAAGATCGCCGGCTGGCAGTCGGTTGAGATCACCCGCAGCGTCGAGGTGATGCCCAACCACTTCATGCTGACGATGACGGAGGAGTTTTCCGAGGATCCGACCAAAATCCTCGCACCGCCGGGCAGCAAATGCGCGGTCTCGATTGGCCCGGATCTGGTGGTGACCGGCTACATTGACCGCTACGACGCGGCGATCAGCCCGACCCAGCACGAGGTGAGGATCATCGGCCGGGGCTTGTGCCAGGACCTCGTCGACTGCTCGGCCGATCTGCTCAGTCCGAGTGGCCCGCTCTACAACGGCGCGGCCCAGGTCCACAACGCGCTCCAACTGGCCACCATCCTCTGCGAGCCGTTTGGCATCACCGCGCGCTGCCCGTTCCCGCCCGATCCCGGTCCGATCCTGGTGTTTCAGGTGGCACTCGGCGAGACGCCCTACGACATCATCGAGCGGGTGGCGCGGTATCAGGGCTATCTGGTCTACGAGGACGAGAAGGGCCAGCTCGTGCTTGACCGGGCGCCCAGCTACAAGACCACACAGTCGATGCACAGCGGGTTCGCCGAAGGCGTGAACATCGAGGCCGCCGCGTCGTCGCTGGCGATGGATCAGCGTTTCTCCACCATTACCGTCGTCTGGAGCACGGTGGATCTGCTGACCGAGGGCTCGACGCCCAACGTCTTCAACAACCGCGGTCAGTCGGTGGATATCGCGTTGGCTCCGGCGTCCACGATCATCAGGGCGCTCCCGACCTCGATTATGAATGTCTATGAGAGTTCGGTGGCGCTCGCGCCCGGCGAAGGCAGTGCCGTCGATGCGGGACTGGCGACGATCAAACGGTATCGGCCGCGGATTATCCAGTCGAGCCAGACCGACGGCACACAGACCTATGGGCAGCGTATGGCGGACTGGGAGATGGCCCGCCGCATCGGCCGCTCGGAATCGGTGCATATCACCTGTGACTCCTGGCGCGACGACCAGGGCAAACTGTGGACGCCGAACTGGTACGCCGGCGTCAACATACCGAAGCTGAAGATGGTCAACGCGAACTGGGTGATCGTCTCGGTGACCTTCCGGAAAGACCAGAGCGGCACCCACGCTGAACTGAACCTGATGCCGGAACGGGCGCTGTCGATCCAGCCGTCGATCCTGCTGCCCTTCGACGTGGAGGTGGCGAACAGCCTCCGCCGCAGCCAGGACCCCGCGCCGCCGACCAGCTCGAGCGGTCTGAGGGGCCGCAACTGATGGACCCGCGCATTCCCCAGCTTGAGATGAGGATCGAGCGGCTGGAACGGACAATCCGGCTGATGACGGCGATCTCGCGGTCCACCGCCCCGGCGGTCGACACCGGGAATTGCCAGACCAATCAGGGCCAGATCGATCCGCTGTCATTCCAGGACCGCATGCCGACGCTGCTGAATTACGGGTTCTCCTCGTCGCTCCCGGTCGGCGGCGACAAGGCCGTGTTCTTCCTCGGTGGCGACCGCAGCCAGGGCGTGGTGGTGGCGACCGGGCACCAGGTCTATCGGTTCCGCGGTCTGCAACTGGGCCAGGTCGTGATGCACGATATGTGGGGCCACTCGCTGCTGATGAGCGAAACCGGGGCGTCGCTGATCGGCAACCTCTCCATAGCCGGCAATCTCACCGCAACCGGTTCCATCATCCAGGGCTTGGGTGGACCGGATCAGGTCGGCCTCGGCACGCATCACCATCCCGGCGGCTCGGCGCCGGTCCCCGGCACCTGACATGGGCGACATCCGCATTGTGCTGGACCCGGTCACTTTCGCCGGTGACTTCGCCATGTCCGGCGGCGATCTGGAGCAGGGGAACGAACTCGAAACCGCCGTGCTGATCTCGTGGTTCACGGATCAGGTGGCGGATCCCGATGATGTCCTGCCGCCCGGCCAGGCGGCGGATCCGCGTGGCTGGTGGGCCGATACCTACGAGGGCGATCAGATCGGCTCGCGGCTGTGGCAAATCTTCTGGCGCATCACCAACCAGGACACGCTGAACTGGGCCAATGACATCGCGACCAAGGCGCTGCAGTGGATGATTGATGATGGCGTGGCGGCCTCGGTCAGCGTGGACACCCAATTGCTCGGCAAGGGCCAAATCGGCATGAGCGCGTTGATCATTGAACCAACCGGGAAGCAGACGGCGTTTACCTATGTCTGGCAGCAACAGGCCTGATCGGTGCCGTTTCCTCGCCCGACATTGACCACGCTGCGCACACAGGCGATGCAGGACGTCACGGCGTCCGATCTGCCGAACGCGGACGGCTTTCTGCGCCGATCGGTGGTGCGCGTGCTGGCCTGGGTGCAGGCCGGGCTGGCCTATCTGCACTACGGCTACCTCGACTGGATCTCGCTGCAGGCGGTGCCGTTCACCGCACAGGGCGAATACCTCGAAGGCTGGGCCGCCCTGGCGCCGACGCCGGTTCTGCGCGAGGCGCCGACCTTTGCCTCCGGTCCGGCGACGTGGACTGGGGTGGCCACCACACCGCTGCCGATCAATACGCCGCTCACCCGAGGCGACGGGACGCAGTTCGTCACCATCACCGCCGGCACCGTCGTCGGCACCACGGTCACAGTGACCGTGCGAGCCCTGATCGCGGGCTCGGCCGGCAACACCGACAGCGGGACGCCGCTCACCCTGTCGACCGTGGTTCCTGGGATCATCTCAGTGGGCGCGGCCAGCGGGCCGATCGGCGCGGGCACTGACCTCGAACTCGACGCGGCCATGCGCAGCCGCATGCTGGAAAGCTATGCCTCACCGCCGCACGGCGGCAACCAGGCGGACTATGAAACCTGGGCGCTGACCGTTCCCGGGGTCACCCGGGCCTGGACGGCTGGCAGCAGCTATGGCCCTGGGACCGTCGCCGTCTACTTCATGATGGATCTGATCGAGGCCGCGCATGGCGGCTTTCCGCAGGGCACCAATGGTGTCGCGACGTTGGAGAGCCGCGGCGTGGCCGCGACCGGCGACCAGCTCGCGGTGGCGAATGTCATCTATCCGCTCCGTCCGGTCACCGTCATCGTTTTTGCGGTGGCACCGACGCCGCAGCCGCAGTCGTTTACGATCACCGGGCTGCTTGGTATCACCAGCGCCCAACAGGCGCAGGTATCGGCCGCTCTGGTCGGATTGTTTCTCCAGCTCGACTCGCCGCTGGCAAACACCTCGATCAATCAGAGTGATTGCAACGCGGCGATCACCGCGATCGGCGGCTTGCCGTCGTTCGCCATCACCGTGCCTGGCGCATGGCCGATCACCTCGGCAGTGGGCGAAATCTTCACCCTCGGCACCGTGACCTACATCTGAACCTGAAAGGTCCTTCATGGCAGCCGGCGCTTTCACCTTGTATTCCAATGCGGTGCTCTCCCTGATGGACGGTGCAATGAACCTGTCCTCGGACACCTTCATCATGGCGCTGATCGGCAACGGCTACACCCCGGTCCCCAACACAGATGCGCAGTGGTCGGCGGTGTCGGCCAATGAACTTGCGACCGCCAACGGCTACACCGCCGGCGGGGCGGTGCTGGCGACCGAGACCACGACGCTGTCCGGCCAGATCGTGACCTTCACCGCCGCATCGCCGAGCTGGTCCGGGTTCACGGCCGGGCCCTTCCGGTACGGCGTCATCTGCCGGCGGGCGGGCGGCTCACTCGTCCCCACCGATCTGCTGCTTTGCTATTCCGATCTGACCGGAGGCACCACGATCACCGGGACAGGCGGCGCTTATTCGATAACGATTTCCGCTTCCGGGATCTTTCAGGCGACACATTCACCATGAGCCTCAACGCGACCGAAGGC